GAGACACTTAGATCGGTGTTGGATTTTGAAGCAGAGATCGACGACTACTTTGAAAATAAGATGGATGACACGCAAGGCTTTGGGTCAGGTTGGGCGAAGTTAGACGAAGAAGACATAAAGTTTAGACCTAATGAGTTGTGGGGTGTCTGCGGCATCAATGGTCATGGTAAATCCATGTGGCTAAATCAATTGTCTTTGAATGCAGTTGAGCAAGATCAAAAGGTTCTAATTGCATCGATGGAGATGACACCTAAGGCAACGATGGGTCGGATGATCCGTCAGGCGGCGGGTTCTGAAGCTCCACCACAACCCTACAGAAAAAAATTATTAGAATGGATGTGTCCAAACCTATGGTTGTTTGTCGATAAGCTAACTCCTAAGCCTGAAGACCTGATGTCTTGTTTTGAGTATGCATATCGCCGTTACGGTATCACTACGTTTGTTGTCGATTCCTTAACTAATATGGTTCGCCAAGATGACTATGAAGGACAGCAAAGATTTATAGAGAAGCTTGTTAATTTTAAGCTGGCATTTCCGGTAACGATATTCATCGTAACTCACGTTCGTAAAGGCGAATCAGAGTATTCCGCCCCAAACAAATATGACGTTAAGGGTTCAGGATCGATTACTGATCTTGCGGACGGATTCATAAGTGTTTGGAAAAACAAAAGAAAATCTGAGCAGATTGAGCAGGCTGAAATGCTAGGTGAAGAGCCTGATGAGCAGTACACCAAGCAGTGGGATATGTATCTAGAGGTTCTTAAGAATCGAAACGGTATGTACGAAGGCAAGGTTGGTTTTGAGTTCGATAGTCGGTGCTGTCAGTACCGAGATAGGAAGAATGGAAAGGCAAGGTATTACATTAATTATTCAAAGGAGTCCTAAATGGATCAAGAAGATTTTGCACACAAGATTAGATTGGCAGGAGAGAACGTAGGCAAGGCTGAGTTTGCTTTATCTCAAGCTGAGGCTGAGGAAAAAAAGATTGTAGCTCAAACAATGGTTCAGGCTGAAGCAAGAGGTGCCAAGACTAACGCTCATCAAATGAGATCAGCAGATGAAGACGACAGAGTCTTCCAAGCTAGATTAGCCAAGGGTCGGGCGAAGGGTGAATTAGCGGCGGCAAAGTCTCAAATGCTGGCAGCCGAAGTTGAGTTCAAGGTGTGGCAGTCAATGCTAGCTAGCGAGAGAGCTGAGCGGAGGGTCTACGGTACTTGAAAGGACGTGGTGCGAATGCAGTTGATAAGAAATGGATGGACGACATTACGCAACTGGGTTGCTGTGTTTGTCACCGTGAGTTCAACGTATTCACGCCTGCTGAGGTGCATCACATAGACGGAAAAACGAAGGAAGGGGCGCACCTAAAGTCTATACCCCTTTGTTATAAGCACCATCGTGGCGGCGAAGATATTGCTTCATACACAAGCCGTCATCCATTTAAGAGAAAGTTTGAGGCGCGATATGGAACGCAGGAAGAATTGCTGTCTTGGACTCAACAGAAAATAACGGAGATCAATAATGGTTAATGCAACACCTCAAGAGTGGGACGCTGTAACTCATCCTAGACACTATAAGAAATCAGACGATGCGATCGAGTGCATCGAAGCTATTAAATCCTCTATGACACCTGAGCAGTTTAAGGGGTACCTTAAGGGCAATGTTCAGAAATATGTTTGGCGGTATGAGAATCATCCAAACGGAAAGATTCAGTCTCTTCAGAAGGCTCGAGTTTATTTGCAGTGGCTCGAAGAGGAAGAGAGTTGATAAACGGTAGAGCTAAGGGTCATGCGTTTGAGCGTGAGCTTATCAAGAAATTTCATGATGAGTTTGGCGATTGTGCGTCTCACCTAAAGCGAAACCTAGATCAGTATCAAACGTGCGGCAAGGCAGACATTGAGTTCCATAACTTAATGATTGAAGCCAAGCGATACGCCAGTGGTCACTGGCACAAGCCGGAGTGGTGGGAGCAAGCTAAGACATCAGCGGGTAATGAGTTTATACCAGTGCTGATATACAAGTACGACCGCCAGCCCATAAAGATGGTATTCCCGTTACGGATTATGAGGGACTACGAGATGAAGCCCGACGAAACAATTACGGTTGATTACGACACGGGTATCTTGCTAATGCGAGAGCTACTGGAGGTGCCGAATGAGACCATCCAAGTTTAATGCTGAAGTAAAATTGGCGGCGAAAAAAATCTACTACCCCCAATGCCTTGAATACATAGAAGAGCATCTAGATCCAGACTTCCACGATCTAGCTAAAGCAACCATCATGTATTACTTGCCAAACAATATACTCAGTCTGCCAAGTAAGGAGGATAGAAGGATTGCAATTGAATCTATCCCTGATGATTGTGTCCCAAGTCACACCAAGCACTTTGTAAAGCAGGGCGTGAAAATGCTCTGGAAGAAAGACAAAGCTAATGGGATTCGCTGAAGACCTAAAGCAAGGTGAATCGGTTGAGATTAATTTACTTAATCGGTTGAGGTTAATTTTCCCTCAGGCTAGGAAAGCTGAGGGTTATCATCCCGAATGGGATATTGAGATTCCTGAACTGAAAAAAACAGTTGAGGTTAAGTATGATCCTATGTGCCAGAAGACCGGCAATGTAGTGATTGAGTACTACCACAACAAGCCGTCAGCACTTAGTGTTTCGGCAGCTGACTACTGGGTTATAAATACAGGTAAAGGGGAGTATTGGTTTAGCAGGGAGGGATTGCTTGAATGTATCTTGGTTGAAGGAATGGAGCCGGTCTGCATACATGGTCCGCAAGACCGGCATCCAAAGTGGGTCTTTCTCATTCCGTTGCATCTCTTAATTGAATACTCAAACGTAGGGCAACAAGCGCTACCTTAGGTACAGCTGATAACTTTGTTCTACCCCAGTTTTTTATTGTATCTATTGGAACTTCAATTAATTCTGATACATCCTTTTGAGAAAGGTTATTGTCTTCCATTAGTTTTCTAAACTCTTCATTTGTTGTCACGTTGATTCCTTCTCTCTTGATGTTCTCTCTCTTTATCTTGAACGATTAGGTAGGCTCCGCTTAAAACTACAAATCCTAAGCCGCAAAATGCTACTCCAAAAATAATATCAAGTATCATCGGTAGTCTCCCATATCGTATACATTGTTGCTAATCGCGTGAGTCTGGATGCTGTCTTCATACTCAGCGTATTCAGATATCCATTCGGCAAGCTCAGGGTCTGCCCTGTATTGGTCTAGCTCGGTTACGCCCCATAGGTCTTGATTGAGTTCTTCGATCTTTGCGTACTCGATGGCAGACCTTACAGCGTATGGGAACTTGTCTGCAAAGATTCTTCGGTTCCCTAGATCGCACTGTGATATAGCCGAGTGCAGTAGGTTAAGTGCTTCGGCAAGCTTCTGTGTTCTTGTATCTGCTATGCCTAATTTCTCTAGCGTTTCTTTAAATAAAAACATGTTGCTTTCCTCTTTTGGTTAATTCATTAGATGCAACCCTCAGATTGCACCTGAAAAACGAACAAAAAGAGATACCGTCCTTGGTATCAGTAAGCGCTATCCTTAGCGCAATTTCGGGGGAAATTACCAATTCACCTCAGTGTATTCTGTGAGGTCATCTGAGTTGCAGTCTGGGCAGTGGTAAAAGTAACTAGCCCTTTCAACCATCCGATCCCCGTATGGTTCCAGATCAATTTCTTTTACAATGACAATTTCGTCATCATTGCCAAAGAAATCGCACTGCTCACACTTAAACTTTGTCATCTCTCCATCTCCTCTCGGCAAATTTGATTTGAGCAGCATCAAGATTGTTTATAACTCTCTGACACTCTTTGCTTTTAAAGCCGGAAGCTTTTACTTGCCACTGATCTGACAGTTTAATTAACAGTCCTCGTAGTGCGTACTGAACCAACTCAGCCTGATGTTCTGTCAGGTCTAGCATTACCTTTCTGTGTTGCATTATCGGATCTCCTTATAAGTCCAACTTCAATTGCGGCAGTGATAACACCTGCCATTATGGTTAACGCAAATAGCGTCATTACAGCTTCTAACGTAATCATGCGACCTCCTTTGGAATCCATTCAAACGGGGCTACAAAAAACTCTAAATCGATTATAGGTATCATAGATCCAGTGTTCTGAAAGTTTCTATGTCCAAATTCTTGAGCCTCCTCTGCTGAATTAAACTCTCCATAGGTATCAGCCATGTCGCGATACCTTAGGCTTTCATCATGATTTCCAAAAATGTCATAAGGTTCTGGACACATCTCTAAAAACCATTTTTTACTTTTGTCGCACTTGTACACCATTGCGTGTCTTGGCTCACTCATTACGCTACCTCCGCTGTCGATGGAAGTTTGTTTCCAAACTTAACCGTATTCCTTTCGGGGACACGATGCTTTTCAAAGCCGTTGACCTTCAGGCTGTTCTGTATTTCCTGACGAAAGCGCGGCATCACTTCACCTATAACTCTGAAGTGGTCGTCACTGTCGTCGTACAGATCAAGTCCTTGTTCAAGCCATTTTTTATGGATTCTCCGTCTCTGTGCTTGAGAAGCTTCTCGAAGGTAATGCTTCACTCCATGACCCCAAAAGTAAGCAACCCCCATATAATCGGGGGTGCCTATAAAGGTTTTGTCTAGGTCATTCAGCTTGCAGAATGCATCGAAAGTCACGACGTTAAGGTCGATCATGTAAGTTGAATCTCTCATGCCTTTGACTCCTTTTTCCAAACTCGCCATTCGCTTTCGCCAACTTTCCTTGTTGCGGCTTTATATCCAGCCTCAGATAACCGGTTGCTCAAACCTCTGGCGTGTCGATAGCTAAAGAATAAAACTGAATCTCCAATTTCCATCTTGCTTTCTAGCAAGCGCATGCCTTTTTTGTCTTTCTCAGGAATGGGTATTTTTTTATCAATTTTAAATTGCGTTACGTCTATCATCACGCCACCTCCATGTTAAAGGCTACACCGTCTAGTTCCTCGTATACATCACCCACTGTCCACTGCACCTTCTGTTTGATAGCTAACCACTGAGCGTTAAGAATTTTGTCGTGATAATTCATATCTGCCGGAAAATCTTTAAGCACATCTTCAATCCAAAGTTCATGTTTGACAGCCCATTTTTCAAGGTCGGTACGAGTATCTAAATTGTGCTCGATTATTTCATCCATCGAAGAGTCAAAATTCAAACGCTCGTATAACTCTTTTGCATCACCAATGGACTCATCAACTTCTATTCGATCATTAATTAATTCTCTAATATATTTTTTCATAGCTGACTTTCTTTGAAATAAACCTATTGATTTCATGACGCCACCTCCTTTTCTGGATTTCGCAACTCATACATTTTCATTGCGTATTGGATTTCATCGTCTTCACGCATATCATCTAGCTGAGCCATTGTGGTATTGACTTGTACTGTCATACCGTTCATGTGAGCGTATTCAACCTCAGTTGAAATACACACTAAGCCGATTGAGCCCAAGTAAACTTCTAACCTACTACTCACCGCATTAATCAAAGTACATAAATCATCGTTTGATAGCGTGTTAGCTAGGTTAATTATTTCCTGATGACGCTTCTTTGAAACTTCCATCATGCCTCCTCCCTTGACTGCTTGATGAGTGCTTGCTGTTGATCAATGATCTTGCCCATGCGAATAATCTCATCGCGTGCCCAAGATTTGTCACTGCCCGATTCCAGTATCTGCGTAAGCATTACTGCTGTTTCTTGCCATGTTGGCGTCATATCAATTGTTTCCATTTTTAATCCTCCTCGGATTAGTATCAGTGTCAGAATTAACACTAGGAAACCACTGTCTCCAGTGGCTTCGTGGTGCTTACTCCATTTCAGCTAGTTGAAGGTGAAGGACGTGCCGTTTAGTTCCGGCTATAACAATTTCAACTTGATCTGCCGCCAGCCGATAATCCGTTGATGATGGTTGATCAAAAGGTGCTATAGGCTTACCTTCAAGATGTGCTTGTTCTGCTCGCAGTGCGTGAAGGTAGTTGTAGACATCGTTGATGCTTATTTTTTTACTCATGCCGCTACCTCCTGAACCCAACCAAAATAATCAGCTACTTCATTGACCCTACTATCCGGACTCTCATCTTCAGTTGATTCACATATGCCGCAACGATATGATGTTGATTTGGTACGAATGTAATCTTGGTCGCATTCGCAATCCCAGTAATCGTCATGAGTCCTGACTCCACCCTGATAATCGTAGCCGCCAAATAACACAGGCTTTCCGTCTTCGTCATATCCGGAATCTTTATAGCTTATCAAGCGACCATCCCAGTCTTTTTGGGGAATGAGAAAATCACCGTATTTATCTTTGTTCATAATTGCCTCCTCGGCAGTTGGTTTTCTAGGACGCCCAAAAGGGCGTTTCGGCTGGTCACCAACCAGCTCTCATTCAGCTAGAATTAAGCCGCCTCAAGCATTCCCATTGGCACTTGATACTTGCCATTTGGCATCTGCACTAGGCAT